AGGTGGGTCAATATTCGACGCCGATGGTGGGTCAATATTCAGTGCCGGTTGACACCCTGTAGCGTGGAGCTTCTTCGAGAAGTCGTCGAGACGTTTGTACGGCTGGTGAAGTCGGAGGTTCATCCCGAGGCTGTGCTCGTGAGCGCGGAAGATATGTTTGAAGTGACGGCAGTGCCGAGCGTAGTCCTGCAGGGGCCGACGCTTGTGGAAGACGCGGCGCGGAGAACACTCGCGAGGCAGGTTCGAAAGAACCAGGGCGACCTGACATTCGAGGAGCGCAGGCATCCGAGGCTGTATCACCTCGACTTTGACGTCATTGTCACGACGGGCAAGGAAGGCGAGCTGCTGGACCTGACGGAGAAGATCGGCCGATTCTATCAGCTGCGCCCGACACTTGCAGTTGGCGAGCAGGGATCACTTGCGATCACGGAGCTTGCGCCGCTGGGAGGACTGAAGAGAGTGAACCTCTCGAACCTGCGGCAGGCATCGGGCAGATGCCGGCTCGAGGATTGCCCGGTCTACGACGGCCGGGTAGTGAGCGGGAAGCTCGCGACTGGGCTAAAACTCGAACTGAACACATAGGGAGTGGCACCTGATGAAGATCAACATCAAGAACCTGCTCTTCCAGCCGTTGGCGCTTCACCTGGCGGCGGACGGTGGAGGATTACATCTCTCGGCACGCGAGTGCAAGGAGATACTGGCAGAACAGATCTCGGAGGAAATCGAGCGCGCCGCCGCGCGTGGGATTGTCTCGCTCATCGGCAGGGCCGCCGCGAAGGCGGACCGCGTACCAGGCGATGACTCCAGTAATGCCCCGTCGAAGACCGTCGCGCCACTCATTGAACCGCAGGCCAAGCAGAAGAAAGGAAAGGTCAGATGACAGCATATCTTTCGCCTGGGGTCTACACCCGGGAAACGGACTTCAGCTTCTACGTGAAGCAGATATCGACGTCGGCATGCGGGATGATCGGGATCGCCGAGAGAGGGCCCATCAACAAGTCGACGCTCGTCACGAGTTGGGAGCAGTTCGTGCGCAGCTTTGGCTCCTACATCGCCGACGGCTACCTCGCCTACGCGGCGCGGGCGTTCTTCGATAATGGTGGGCAGGTGCTCTACGTGAACCGCGTGGCGCACTACACGGATCCTGCTGACAAGACAACGCTTGCCGCGAAGAAGGCGAGTGTCACCCTAAAGGGCCGGAATGGTGTCGCAGCGACCCTTGCGACGGGAACGGCTGGCACGGACAGGATCACCTGGACTGCGAAGACACCGGGCGCAGCAGGTGACGCGATCAGTATCGCTCTGGTCGAAGCCGGCAACGATACCCCGATCTCGGTCGAGGTCGCTGGCCAGGCAATCACGGTCCATCTGGCAACGGATGGCGGGGGCCAGGCTACGAGCACTGCGGATCAGGTGGTAGCCGCCATCACTTTGCACGCTGGCGCGTCGGCGCTTGCGACCGCAACGTCTACCGATACCGGAGTAGTCGTCGCGACAGCAGCAGCTCCGCTTGCCGGCGGCACGGATGAGCAGGACACGCTCAAGGTCAGCGCTATCAATGAGGGCGCGTGGGGCAACGGTCTGTCGGTCGAGATAGCGGACGGCACTCTCGAACCGACCGGGGAATTCAACATCACGGTCCGGCTCAACGGCGACGTGGTTGAGTCGTTCAAGGACCTTTCTATGGACGAATCCGAGGACAACCATGTCGAACTCGCCATCAACGAGAAGTCCGAGTTCATCATGGTCGAGGATCTGTCCGCCACCACGAACACAGCCGTGCACAGGCCCGCTGCCGGCACGTTCTCACTGACCCTGGGAGACGATGGTACCACTGGCTTGGCTGACGCCGACTACATCGGCGACTCGTCCCAGCACACCGGCTTCTCCTCGTTTGATGAGATCGACGCACTGAACATCCTGCTCGTGCCGGGTGTCACGACGGCGCAGGTCATACAGGGTGGGATCGCCTACGCCGAGGGTCGCAAGGATGTGCTTTTCATCGCGGAGCCGCCGATCCACCTTGAGCCGCTCGAAGTCATCGACTTCCGCAAGGGCGAAGGGACCTACACGCACGCGGCCTTCAACTCGTCCTACGCGGCACTCTACTATCCGTGGATCGAGATATCTGATCCACTCACCGGAAAGACGAAACTCGTGCCACCCACAGGGGCGGTCGCCGGCTGCGTCGCTCGAAGCGACCAGAAGACCGACGTCTGGTATGCGCCGGCGGGCATCGACCGGGGCCGCGTCTTCAACGTGCTGTCGCTGGGCTACAAGACCAGCCGGGGCGAGCGGGACGTGCTCTATTCCGAGGGCATCAACGTCATCGCATCCTTCCCCGATACCGGCATCAACATCTGGGGACAGAAGACTCTGCAGTCACAGCCTTCGGCGCTCGACCGCGTGAACGTCCGCAGGCTCATGATGTATGTCGAGGAGGCTGTCGCGCAGTCGGCGCGGTTCGTGGTCTTTGAGCCGAACAACTCGCAGACGTGGCGGGCGCTCGTACGCCTCCTCACACCGTTCCTGCAAGGCATCAAGAGCAAGGGCGGGTTCAATGACTTCCGCGTCCAGTGCGACGAGGAGACCAACACCGCGCAGATGATCGACCAGAACCAGATGGTCTGCCGGGTGTTCGTGAAGCCCACGAAGACCGCCGAGTTCGTCGAGCTTAACTTCATCCTGACCGCGACCGGCGCGGACTTCAGTGAGATATTCTAGGAGGTGACCGCATGGAAGTGATGATGCCCCAGAGCCTCTACCAGAACTGGCAGTTCGCCATCGAGGTAAACGGGTTCGACGTGGCTCAGTTCAAGAAGGGACAGGAGCCCAAGACCGAGTTCGAGGAAGTCGCATTCGCACCGGCGGGTTCCATGTTCGACGAGAAGGTCGCAGGGCGCGTCAAGTTCGGCGATGTCACCCTGGAGAAGGGCGTGCTCGCCGATGGTTCGGACGAGGCCGCACGCGACTGGGTCCGCATCCAGGCAGATGTCAACTACGGCGTCGGCGCGCTGCCGGAGGAGTATATGCGCGACATCGACATCGTCCGCTACGACCGGGCCGGCAACGAGACGCGCCGCTGGACGCTTGTTGGTGCGTGGGTGAAGTCGCTCGAGTATGACGATCTCGAAGGCGGCAGCTCCGACAACACCATCGAGAAGATGACCATCTGCTACCAGTACTGGATTTGAGGAGGCAAGCATGTACACGTTCGAACTGCCAAGCCGGCCTGAGATAGAGCTCCGTGAGATGACCGGCGCAGAAGAGGAGCTCTTGACCAATCAGCGCCTCATCCGAAACGGCGATGCGGTGAACCAGGTCCTCAAGAACTGCATCGTCAGGATCGGCGAGAAGTCCGAGACCGCTACGAGTGACGTGCTGGCGATGCTCTCGGGCGACAGGCTATTCGTTCTGGTGAGACTCCGGCAGATATCGCTTGGGGATGAGGTCGAGCTTGAGCTCGTCTGCCCCAACGTAGCGTGCCGGGCAAAGAATCGGGCCACGGTCAGCATCAATGATTTGCCGGTCACGCCGTACGGCGAGGAGCGGGAGTTCACGTTTGCCCTCCCGGCTTCCGGGGCCAAGGTCAGGTTCGGCTACCTCGACGGCCACAAGGAGAAGCGTCTAGCGCAGATGCAGGAGCCGTCTATCTCCTCCGCGATGCTCATCCGCATTCTCGACATCGATGGAAACCCGCCTTCCAAGAAAGCCCTCGCGGAGATGTCGATGCGCGACCGCAGCGCGCTTCGACAGGAGATGATCCGGATCGACGCAGGGATCGACACCGCCATCGAGCTTGACTGCGATTCGTGCGGCACGCGTATCCGCACGAGACTGGAGGCCGAGCCGGGTTTTTTGTTCCCCGGAGTTCGCTCCTGAGAGATGCCTTTTTCCTCGCCTATGGCGGACTGCACTGGGAGTATGCCGAGGTCGCCAGGCTGCCGCTCAGGACCCGACAGGAGTTCGTCGAGGCCCTCGAGCGACAGCTCGACTTCGAGCGCCAGGAACTGGAGCGTAACCGGAGATGATGAGTGACCTCGGCCTCGGCATAATCGTCAGCCTCAAAGACGCGTTCACACAGAACGCGACCCGCATTCAGTCGTCGATGCAGTCGCTGGATGCCTCGGTCGAGGCTGCCGGCGCCAACATGACCCGCAACCTCGGCTTCATCGAGAAGGGGACGATGATGATTGGCGCGGGCCTTGCCATGCTGGCTATCCCGGCAGGCCTGGTCGCGTCTACAGCCGCCACTCAAACAGCCCTTGGTGAACTCGCCTCGGTCGGAGTTAAGGACTTTCGGGCAATGGAAGATGCGGCGGAGGCGTTCACCAACACCTGGTCAGGCACATGCAAAGCCGAGTTCATCGCCGCTGCCTACGACGTGAAGTCCGCTCTCGCCAATCTTTCGGATGAGGCAGTCGGCACCTTCGCCGCGATGGCCGCGCTCACGGCCAAGGCAACGAAAGCCACGACTCAGGAGATGGTGGAGACGTTCACGACCGGCTATGGCATCTTCAAGCCTCTGGCCAAAGACATGTCCGACATCAGTTGGGCGAGGATGTTCTCAGGCGCGCTGGCTCAGACAGTGGCTGTGTTCAAGACGACTGGTCCGCAGATGGCGGAGGCCATCAAGAACATAGGCGCAATCGCTGCAGCGTCCAACGTGCCGCTCGAAGAGCAGATGGCGATCCTGGGGCAACTCCAGACGACGATGCCGGGATCTGAAGCCGGCACGCTGTACAAAGCGTTCATGATGCAGGTCGCCAAGGCCGGACAGGAACTCGGCCTCTCATTCGTCGACGCGCGTGGGCAGCTCAAGGGCATAGTCCCGATCCTCCAGGAACTCAAGCGAGGCTTTCCTGACCTTTCGAACGCAGCTGCCCAGGTCAAGCTCAAGAAAGCCTTCGGCTCCGACGAGGCCGTGAGGTTCCTACTGCAGATGTCGATGGGACTGGACCAGCTCGAGGGCAACATCAAGAGCGTCGGGCAGGCGATGAAAGGCGGTACCGCTGTCACGCTGGAGATGGCCCGGGCGATGAATATGGACATAGGCTCGCAGTATGGCCTCGTGAGGCAGCAACTCCAGAACCTCTTCGAGATCCTCGGCCGCACGGTGCTGCCGGTCGTGATCCCAGTCTTCCAGGCATTCTCTCGGTTCATTTTGCACCTGCAGACCTTGGCAAAGAGCATGCCTGGCGTTACTCGCGCCGTCCTCACTCTATGCGCCGCACTGGGTGCAGCGTTGGTGGTGGTCGGCGCGGTCGTATCCGCGATAGGCACAGTCGGCATAGTGCTGCCGGCAGTCAAGGCGGGGATCGCGGCCGTTGGGCCGATGCTCGCCGGCGTGGGATCGGCAGTGTCAGCCTACTTCTGGCCGGTAGTTGCCATTATCGCAGCCGTGGTGGTCGCCGTGATCGCGCTCAAGCGCGCATGGGAGACCAACTTCGCCGGCATACGCGATGTGGTGATGGGTGCCTGGAACAAGGTCTCGCTTGCCTTCCAGGGCATACGCGCTCTCATCGGCTCACTATCAGGCGGCGCTGGCCAGATGCCGGCCGAACTCGCCCAGAAGCTGCAGGCGGCCGGCCTGCTGAAGTTCGTGACGACTGTGTTCCAGGTCTACTACCGCGTGCGCGAGTTCCTCTCCGGGCTCTGGCAGGCGTTCTCTGGCTGCTTCGGCAGAATTCGAGCGATCCTGGAACCCGTCGTGCGCAAGCTGATGGGCGCATTTGGCGAGCTGGGCAAAGCACTTGGTTCGGTCTTCGCGGCATTCGGATTGGCAACGACAGCCGCGGATGCATCTTCGTTCAAGAGCTTCGGCCAGACCCTCGGCACGCTTCTGGGTGTTATCGCTCAGGTCGCTGCCTATGTAATGAAGCTCATCATCATCCCACTCTCGTGGGTGATACGGATCGTGGCGGCCGTAGTCCAAGGCATTGTCTGGTTCGGCAAGACCGTGGTAACAGCCTTTGTCGCGGCTGCGCCCTACGTCTACCGTTTCTCACTACCGCTCCGGATGATCGTGCAAGCGCTGCTCGCCGTGGGTCGCGTGGCCTACGCTGTCTGGCGGATGCTCAGTGGCGACATCTCGGTAGTAGACGGGCTCAAGGCCATAGGAAGTGCAGTCTATGACTTCCTGGCAACGCCGTTCCAGTGGGTGCGCGACGTGGCGTCGGCAGCCTGGGGCTTCCTGCAAAGCCTGTTCTCAGGCCTGGGCGGCGTCTTCAGATCCGCAGGAACGACACTGCTGTCATTCCTCCAGAGTCTGCCGGTGGTTAGCACAGTCATCAAGCTCTTCGGCTCGGTCCGCTCGCTCATATCCGGACAGATCAACTTCGCCGGGGCGGGAGAGCGGATTCTGGTCACGCTCGCCCAAGGGATGCTATCTATGCTCTCGCTCCCTGTCGAGGTGCTAAGATATGCGTTCTCGTTGATAATAGACGCGGCTCGAAGCGTGTGGAGCGGAGTTACAGGCATCGTCTCTTCGGGCTGGAATGCGGTTGCGTCAATCGGGTCCTCGGCCTATGCGGTCGTGTCGGCTCCGTTCCGGTGGGTGGCGGGAGTCGCGGGCGCGGCGTGGTCCAGAGCAACGGCGTTCGCGTCATCATCGTGGTCCACGGTGGGATCTCTCGCTTCGTCGGTCCTGGGCTGGCTCAGGAATCCCTTCGCGAGCCTCACTAGCATCGCGTCTTCCGCCTGGTCGACCATCCGCAGTGCGGCATCGAGCACGTTCTCATCCATCCTTGCCGGCGCGCGCAGCCTTGTCGCGAGTGCATTTCAGAGCGGTCGCTCCATGATGACCACCATCGCCTCCGGCATCCGTTCAGCAATGTCGGCTCCGTATGAGGCAGCAAAATCGGCGCTATCGAGACTGCGCAGGCTGCTTCCTTTCTCCGACGCAAGAGAGGGTCCGCTCTCAACGCTCACAAGGAGCGGTGCGGCGATGCTGGAGGCTTTCAGCTCCGGGATATCACGTGCGGCTCGCTTGCCGACGCGGGCATTTGAGCGCGCACTGGGCCTGGCTTCGCAGCTTAGCAGAAATGCGGTCGCCCCAGCCGCTCTTGCAGGGACGCTCGCAATCACCCCAACACTCGCTGGCGCAATGCCTGAGATTCCTAGCCCGCGCGTCGCGGTTCAGCGAGGCTTTGGCGGCAATGCGCTGTCAGATCGCTCGGCACGTGGCGAGCTTCTGGCTGCCACACGCGGCTCCCTTGCGCCTGAGCCTGGTGCGGGCCCAGCCACCAACTCCGACAACCTTCGGCCTCTGCTTGAAGCCATACTGGCAAAGCTCGACGGGCTTGCCGAACGGCCAATCGATCTGTCGGTCACGACGAACCTGGATGGCCGGCGGGTAGCTCAGGCTGTCTACAAAGACATGCGCGAGCGGAAGGTCAGGAACTATGAGCCGGCCTGATGCAAAGCGGGTCTTCATCTGCAGCAGATACGCCGGCGACATCGAACGCAACATCGCGACCGCCTTGGCGCTCTGTCGAATGGCTGTGGAGGCTGGCTGTGCGCCGTTTGCGCCGCACCTGATCTACACGCGGTTTCTCAACGATGCTGATCCTGGCGAGCGTGAGCTGGGCATATCGCTCGGCCTGCGGTTCATGGAAATCTGCGATGAGGTGTGGGTCTACACTGGCGACGGGATCTCCGAGGGCATGCAGTGTGAGATAACCCACGCCAGGCGGCTCGGGAAGAGGATCGTCGAGATAGCGGAGGTGCCTACATGCCTGCCGATATGAGGAAGACGACCGGATATCTCGTGGATGTCGTGACGCGTGAGTCGCTGGAGTTCCAGTACAACCCGGACGAGATATCCGACGAGAAGAGCACTGACTTCGCGACCATCAAGATACCGGGCATGAGTCACCCCAGATACCAGTACGTGGCCGGCGAGGCAAGGAAGATAGGCTTCAAGCTCGTGTTCTTCAAGGGGCCTGTGAAGGAGAGGGTTGCATGGCTGCAGTCGCTCCTCTACCCGCAGCACGACAAGACGATGCTCAAGAGCGCCCCGCACAAGGTGCTCTTCTTCCTCGGCGACCTCTATCCCGGCGTGCTCTGCATCGTGCGACAGGTGCGGGCCCGTTACTTCCACATGTTCGACCTGGATAACCTGCTGCCACAGCATGCGGAGGTGGAGATGACGCTTGAGGAGATAGTGCAGAAGTCCGTGAGTTACAGTGAGGTGCGCTGATGATAGGGCCGGATTCCAGGTACGCGACGTGCGTGCTCTATGTCGATGGACAGGAAGAATTCCTGGGGACGCGGCCTCGCATCGACACCTCTCCCCAGCCCGACGATACGTTCCATACCATGGTCGAGGGCGACCGGATCGACCTCATCGCCTACCGCTACCTCGGCCGTGCGGACCTGTGGTGGGTTATCTGTGACTACAACGACGTCTTCCTTCCGCTTGAGCTGGAGCTTGGAAGCGTCCTGCGACTTCCGTCAGTCGAGCACGTTCAGATGCACATCTTGGGCTAAGCCCAAAGAATCTCGGCACGTCTTGTCTCCCGGCAGTAAATATCCAAGTGGAGGCACTTGGACAAGCGGCGATGCAACTGGACGTCTACCAGCCCACATTCATCATAGAGATCGAGGGCAATCGGCTCTCCAAGGACATCACGCACGAGATAACCTCGCTCACCTTCGAGGACAACGAGGAGGAGATGGACGTGATGGAGGTCGCAATCACGGACCGTTATCTGCAGTTCGTGGACGATCCGCTCTTCCAGGAGGGCAATGAGATCGCGGCCCGGTTCGGCTATGTCGATGACCTCTCGCCGAGGAAGGTCGCGGTAATCAAGGAGATAGACTACGACTTCCCCGAGACCGGCGAGCCGACCATCAAGATCAAGGCCTACGACAAGGGGCACAAGCTCGCGGGCAAGCAGATCCAGCGGGTCTGGCAGAAGCCGGCTCCAGGGATTCTCTACTCGGAGATCGCGGAGAAGATCGCCAGCGAGCATGGCCTGACTCCGGTTGTAACGAAGACCATCGGTAGGCATCTGCGCGTGGCGCAGGGCAATCTCTCTGACGCTCAGTTCCTAAAGCAGCTCGCGGCCAAGAGCCGCGACAGGGACGGCAAGGGGGTGACGGGTTATGTGTTCTACATTCAGGACGATGAGCTTCACTTCCATCCGAGGCATCTTGAGAAGAGGCCCGCCCTTGTTCTGGAGTACTTCACTGACCGCGAGGGGGTGCTTCGTTCTTTCACTCCGTCAACTCAATCGCAGGGTGTGAAGGGCGCGGGGACGGAGGCTAAGGTGGTCGGCGTCGATCCGCGCAAGAAGGGCCACGTCGAACACAGGGCAAACAACGCGACTGCGTCCGACCGGACGTCACTCGGCAAGAAGACCTACCTCGTGGATGGCAATGCCGGCGAAGGCAAGTATCGCAAGCAGGAATCCGGCAAGATCGCACAGAGCTTCGACCGCTCGGAGGGTTTTCACGAGGAGCCTCGTCAGGAACCAGCGCAAGACAAAGCCGAGAGCCAGTTCAAGAATGCCGAGATGAGGCAGGTCGAGGCGACCGCCGTCACCATCGGCATCCCGAGCCTCGTGGCAAAGCAGAACATCGAGGTCAGGGGAGTCGGCAGGAAGTTCTCAGGGACCTACTACTGCACATCCGTGCGGCACGTGTTCCAGGATGGATACTCGTGCGAGCTGAAGCTCAAGCGCAATGCTCTGGGCAAGGGTGCAGGCGCCAAGGCCGCTGAGGTCACTGGCCGGAAGAACGAGCAGCAAGCTCCTCGGAAGCCGAAGAAGCCGGCGCTGGCCAAGGGCGCACAGGCCAGGGCATCGCAGCCGGCGAGGTCGGTGAAGCCCAAGCCGCGGATGGTCAGAATCGATGCGAACAGCGGGCGAATACTCAGCAGATAGCGAGGGAGGTCCACCTTGAAGATACTCGGAGGCACGGGACGAACGATCTTGAAGCAGGCAAAAGCGACGGCTAAGCGTGTGCTGGTTCGCGCAGCCAAGCGACAGATATCGCACACGGTGTCAAAGATCACGAAGCGCTTGTTCGGATAGTTATCGCCAACCAGTTGGAGGAAAGGATGCAAGTGGATCAGATAGTGAGGTTCGTTGTGGAGAACAAGGAGGTCTTCGTAACCTTCGTGGTCTCGCTCGTTGCCGTCGTTAAGTTGACGGCATGGGGCAAAGCGCAGGCGGCGGCTCTGGACACAGTCGTGGGAGCCATCGAATGCCTCGGCGCTGATGACGTGAAGAGCAAGGTCGCCATGGCGGAGAAGAGACTTGCCGCTGCGGCTAAGGACGCGCTCAAAGACGCCGTCGCCAAGGCCGATGCAAAGAAGTCGCCCCTTAGCGCCGTTCTGAAGTTCATCCGGGAAGTGTTCAGGGGCATTTAGTGTGACGCTGCCATTCCAGGACGAGGAGCACGAGGAAAGATACAAGTCCCGCTTCTACGGCAAGTATCGCGCATTCGTCCGCGACAACCATGACCCGGAGAGGCTGGGCAGGTGCAGGCTTGAGGTGCCGGCGGTTCTGGGAGTTGGCCCGGAGAACTGGTCGGATTGGGCCTCTCCCTGCTTTCCATTCGGCGGGATCGACAACTGCGGCACGTTCCTCGTCCCTCCCGAAGGCGCATCGGTATGGGCTGAGTTTGAGGGCGGGGAGCCGCAATACCCGATCTGGTCCGGAGTCTGGCTTGCTGGAAGCAACCCAGGCGAGATGCCGGAGGAAGCGAAACGACTCTGCAGCGGCTCGGAGTGCTCGAACTGCCCCGATGCAAGCGAGCATGTAAAGAGCCTGCAGGATAACCTGGAGCACTCCAAGTTCCACGCTCACCCGCCCTACTGGTGCCCGAAGGTCTACGTGCTCGCAAAGACTCCGGCCGGACACACGATCTTACTCGACGACAGGGAAAGCGACGCCTGTGTCAGGATAACGGACTCGTCCGGGCAAGAGATCACGCTGGTGTCGGGCCGAAAGGTCGAGATCAAAGACGGAGCCGGGAGCAGGATCACGATGGACGCCCAGAGCGGAGACATCACCATATCCTCTGCCGGCAAGGTCAACATCAACTGAGTAGGAAGGCAGTATGGCTGAGAGAGAGTGCGAGGGACCGACCAAGTGCGGCTGGGTCGAGAGCGAAAGGGTTCTGGCGAAAACCTTCGATGCCTGGCGGGCGGAGTTCCGCGAGATACTCGAGGAGCACCGCAAAGATATCCAGAACCGCCTCGAGAAGATCGAGCGCCAGATTGAGCAGAAGAGCGACAAGGATTACGTCGCTCTCATGGTCAGCGGCATAAACGACGAGCTGGCAAGGCATGCCGACGAGATCAAGGGCATCCATACAGCGCTCGAAAGCAAGGCCGGCACCGACAGCCTCTGGAAACTCGCGGCCATCATTGTCGCCGTCGGCGGGGTACTCTCCGGCATCATCAGCATGGCCCTGAACTACATAAAGAGGTGAGGACGTGGGAGCAGCAATTGCCAGGCTCGGGGATAGCTCGAATCACGGCGGGCAGATCATATCGGGTGCAGCGCGCACGCTGGTTAATGGCAAGCCGGCGGCGCGCAAGGGCGACCAGCACTCCTGCCCTCTCAAGGGGCACGGCGTGACGCCGATCACGACGGGAAGCAGCAAGACAATGATCGAGGGCCAGCCAGCAGCGCGAGTAGGCGACAGCGTGGGATGCGGAGCGGTGATCACGTCAGGCAGTCCAGACGCAGAGGCAGGATAGATGTCGATTCACATATATAAGGACGAGGCGCTTACCCAGCAGGTGTCCGAGGGAGATATGACCAGCCCCGACACCGACACGTTCGATGGCTCCGCCGGCGAAAGCAGAGATCGCCGGCTCTTCGTAGCCAACGAGCAGACGACCCTCACTCAGGCGCTCGATGCTGTAACCTCGGACATTCCTCTTGCGGCGCCACGCTTTGCTGACGGCGATGTCATCATCATCGACTCCGAGGAGATGCGAGTCATCGCAGGTGGCGGGACGACTGCCCTGATTGTCCAGCGGGCGATCTATGGAACGCAGCCGGCGACACACGCGCAAGGTGCGCCGGTCTACAGTGCCATCAACTACACAAACCTTACGCTCGTGCCGGTCGATACGTCGGGCACGGACGAGTCGGCCTGGTGCTCTCTCGCGCTTACCGAGGACGGCCTGGACAGTGCCGTGCCGGGTTACGCACTTGCTCTCGGTGACAAGACCCATAACTCGACCATATCGTTCTGGCGCAGGATCAGCGTCCCAGCGGGTACGCAGGTGCAGAACAAGACCGATCTGAAGCTCAGGCTAACTGGCACGCTGAGCCTGGTATAGGAGGACCCGTTGGCAAACCACAGCTCATACGGAACGGCAAGCAACACAGCCGACATGCTCATCAAGCTCAAGAGCTTCCTGACCACCGTCTGCGGCTGGACTCTCTGGGATGACCAGATGGGCCAGGCCCAACCATACTTCGTTGCGTTCTCAGCCGGTGAGTCGGGGCAGGAGGACATATACCTGCAATTCATAGACGATGCCAGCGCGGATAGGATCGCTGTCAGAGGCGCGCTCTACTGGGATGCTGCAACCCATACAGCGATCAAGCCGGTCTATTCCGCGTCGACCACAATCGTCACCTCGGATGCAGGCTCGTTCACCTACTGGATGTTTGGGAGCCTGGACAGGGTTGCCATCACGACCAGGATCGGCTCGAACTACTACGTTCACTACAGCGGGCTGATCAAGCGCTTCTGGTCCGACAAGGTCGCGGTTACGCAGCAGGCGGCTCTTGCGGGAAGCGACGTTGTGGTACCGGTGAACGACGCGTCGGTCTTGTCGCCCGGGAAGTACTACTACATCAAGGACAACGCCAATATCGCTCGCGTCCGGGTCAGCGCCACGGATGTAGTGTCCAACCCCAACACGATCACCATAGCATCGCTTGCAACAGGCTACGCGGCCGGAGCCAAGATCGGAGAAGACCCACAGCCGATTGTTGTCGGCTACATGAACATGGGGCAGTGTCTAGTCCTCAACAGGAGCGATGGCTACTCCTCGCAGAGCGGCCAGGTCGCCTATTTGCGAGATTTCTCCACCTACCAGACCCAGGCTACCGATCCAGACGCTAGGTACCAGATGGTGGCAATGTTTCCGGCGTTTGTTACCTCAGAGTCGTCAGGAGCCGAGGAACTGCGGGGCGAGCTGATAGATCTCTACTCAATAGGTCCCGGCGCGGGTGTATCGGAGGATGTTATCGACCTCGGCACTTCTACCTATAAGATGTTCAACCTCACCGGCACCAGCAGTTGGGTCGCGATCAGAGAGTAGCGAGATGGCAACAAAGCCCGGCAAGATAGTCACCGTGGTGGTTCTGCGTGGTAAGCTCGTCTTCCAGCTCAAGCGCTTCGTCCGCAACAAGAAGGGTCTGCTGGTGAAAGGGATAGTTCTGCGTGGCAATCCGTAGCGGACGCATGGTCAACATCCAGGTAGCTGCCGGGCCCGCTGTGCGCAGCTTTCGGCAGCCAGGGCCGCACTCGGCAGGCATTGTCTATACATTTGGCACCGCTGACGGTGAGGAGTTCAGCGTACTTGCTGACTGCGAGCTATCGGTCGCGAGCATACATACCGCTCAGTCGGATGTTCGGCTCAGTATAACCAATGCGGCAGTGCTCGATGCCGATCTGTCGCTCGCGATAACAGGCGCCCTTGCACTCGTTGCCGACGCGAGACTGGCAATAGCCGGTCCGCTTGTGATGTGTGCGGATGTGGTCGTGGTGGTGGCGCGTCCGCCGCAGCCGGGCAACGATGAGGAGACCGATTCTCCGCCAAACCCGGCGCTGGAGTTTCTGGGCAAAGGACTCAAGTTCCCGTTTGCATTTCAGCGACGCTCCGGCGGCACGCAAATATCGACCGCGACGTCGTCGGATCACGCGCACATCCACGAGAGCATCCGCCAGATCCTGGGCACCAGAAAGGGCGAGAGGTTTCTGCGGCCCGACTTCGGGACGAGCCTGCACAAGTTGGTGTTCGAGCCAAACGACCACATACTCTTCGGCTTGATACGCTATGAGGTGATGACCGCGCTGGATCAGTGGGAGCCGAGGATCATCGTGAATGATGTTGCAGTGATAGCGGACAGCGCCGACGAGCATCTGGTCCTGGTCAGCATCAGCTACCGGCTGATATCCTGCCAGGTCGAAGGCAATATGGTCTATCCGTTTTTCAGGGAGTTGGAGTAACCGATGGCGACAGCGCGCGGAAGGCTGCCATATGTGAACAAGGACTACGAATCGATCCGGGAAGAGCTTCTTTCGCGAATCCCCCAGCTCACCGACCGCTGGACCGACTTCAACGCAAGCGACCTGGGAGTGGTGTTGCTTGAGCTATTCTCAGGCATCGCGGATATGCTCGCGTACTACATTGACGCACAAGCAGCCGAGTGCTACCTGCCGACCGCAAGGCAGCGCCCCAACGTCATCAATCTGTGTTCTCTCATCGACTACCGGCTGCATGGCCCAGTGGCAGCAAGCACAAAGGTCGCGTTCGCACTCGCTGAGCCCCTCGCCCAAGACATACTCGTTCCAGCCGGCACGGCCCTCCGAGCGCCGGATGCTGTCACTCCAGTGCCGTTCGTTACGGCCAAGGATCTCACTATCCTGGCAGGCAGCGCCGCAGGAGAGGTCGACGCAATTCAAGGCGAGAGTGTGAGTGAGGTCTTCACCGGAACCGGCGAGCCAGTGGCTAAGATCGCGCTCGCCCGCACGGATGTCGCGCAGGGATCGGTCAAGGTGACAGTCGCCGGCAGTCTTTGGCAGGAGGTGGCGCATTTTGCCGACAGCGGACCGGAGGACAGTCATTTCAGGCTGGAGATGGATGGCATCGACCGGGTGTCTGTCGTCTTCGGAGATGGGCTGTGCGGAGCCTATCCGAGAGAGGCTGCTGAGATAGCGGTGTCATATCTGGTGACGCTCGGGCCCGACGGCAACCTCGCGCCGCACAGGGTGAATGAGATGGTCTCGACCATCTACGCGAGCGACAACACGCAGGTTCAATTCACCATCGACAACACGATTCCAGCCTCTGGCGGGGCCGAGCGGGAATCGGCAGACCACGCCAAGGCGACCGCGCCGGCGGTGCTTCGCTCGACCTGGAAGGCCGTCACGAGGGACGACTATGCGGCTCTGTGCCTCTCGTTCCCAGGAGTCGCCAAGGCGCAGGTGGTGGACATCAACAACGACCCAAGCCTGCGCATCTATACGGTAAGGATATGCATCGCGCCAGAAGGCGGTGGGCTGCCCTCGCCCATGCTCAAAGAACAGCTCAGCGACTTCCTCGAGGCAAGAAGACTCCTGACCATTGATGCCGGCATCATCGACCCCCTCTACGTTTCCGTGAGTGTCAGCGCGCTTCTTTACATCTATCCCGGCGAGGATGCCGAAGAAGTAAAGCGACGAGCCAAAGATGCCCTTGACGCGCGGTTCGCCTTCGACTCTCAGAACTTCGGAAGCCCGATCTATCTCTCTGACCTGGTGGCCATTCTCGACGGTGTGCAGGGCGTAAGCCATGTTGTGCTTCGGCAGCCGGCCACTGACATCATCACTGGATTCAAGGAAATCCCAACGCTTGCGACAGTAACGCTCGATACTCAGGTGGTGCGGTGATGGCCGAGATGAAAGACACCCTGAGAGCGCTTCTGCCGGAAGTCTACGTCACCAGCGATACAAGCGGGGATCTGGACATCCTTCTTTCGGTCGTCGGGCTGACGCTTGACGATCTGCGGGCAGGCATCCGTGGAATCCCCAAGCTCGCGTCTCCCAAAGATTGCCCGCCGGATTTCCTGTGCTACTTAGCCGCGCTTGTGGGTGCCCAATACGATCCACAGGCGGCCCCGGTTCCTCAGAGACAGCGAATACGGGAGGCGATAGAGCGTTACCGGCGCAACGGCACTGCTCAGGCGCTGGATCGAGAGATCAGAAGCCTTGGGTGGAACGGAGAGATCATCGAGACATTCCGCAAGATACTTCGCCTGAACCACCGGGCCCGTCTCGGTAGACAGAAACTGCCTGGCCAGAAGTACAACAACGGCATCTACGGAGTAACCGAGCCGCTCGGCATCGATGAGTTCCTGGTCGTCATCCGGAGGCATCAGCCGGCGGGAACGATAGTATGGATCGGAGAGGAAGAAAGCCTGTGAGCGACAGCACGTTCGACGCCGCAAAGAACTACAAGAGGTTGTGTTACAAAGAAGACCGCGACCTCCTGAACACGGAACTCAACGAGATGCAGGATGTCGGGGGGTACGACCGTGCTATCATCCTCGACAGAATCCTCGCCGCCGGCACGATCCTCTCCGGTCTTGACGCGTCGGCGGCCGGCAGCAACGTCACCATCGAGGACGGCCTCGTCTACATCGATGGCTGTGCTGTCGGGGTTTCGGGGGCGACGCTGGCCTTTGCTGACCCTGGGGAGCACATCATCTATGTGGACGTGTTCCGCCGTGACGTGACAGCCTCGGAAGACCCGACGCTTGTGAACCCGCTTACCGGGGAGGCGACAGCCGAGCGTGAGAAGTGGATCGCGACGCTGCAATCCAGGGACACCTCCGGCGATCCCCTGCCGCAGGGAGCGAAGGGCAGGTCGGTTGCGCCGGTCTATATCTTCAACCATGACACAGGAGAGATCACACCAGCCGCCGGAGTCGCCGGAGATGGAGGGAGCCTCTTCCCCGAACTCGCCGCCGCACTGGAGGCGCACAAGGCGTCCGACGACCACGACGGAAGATACTACACCAAAGCCCTGTCCGACGGAAGGTTCGCGTCCATAGGCCATGTCGGGGCTGGTGGGACCGCGCAGCATCCCGCTGCCACCGGTTCGACAGCAGGGTTCATGAGCGCCGCAGACAAGACCCAGCTGGGCAACCACGAGACGCGCATTGTGTCAGTCGAAACCACGCTGCCCAACAAGGCGAACAACTCCGATGTGACTGCAGTCTCCAATGCCCTGAATACGCACAAAACATCGTCCGACCACGACTCCCGCTACTACACGAAGTCCCAGACAGACACCGCGCTTGCGGCCAAGGCGAACGTCACGGATCTCTCCGCCGCGTCGGCCGCCCTAGAGACTCACAAGGCATCCGCCGATCACGACGGCAGATACTACACAAAGACCCTATCGGATGGACGGTTCGCGCCTATAGGTCACGTCGGTTCGGGAGGCACAGCGCAGCATCCTGCCGCCAGTGGCTCAACCGCCGGCTTCATGAGCTCAGGGGACAAGACCAACCTCGATAATCTCAGCGCCGAGATCACGGCCGCCAGAACCTCGGACAGTCGCGGCGCATTCGCGAGCCTGGATGCGCGGCTCGAGAATGCCGAGGCAATGGCCATGGCGTCGGCGACCTATGTTGTAGCTGCGGTTGACTCGGTGCGCAAGTCGAGCGCGCATTACGTCTGTGACGGCACTGCCGACCAGGTGGAGATCAACCAGGCATTGACTGCTCTGCCTGCCAGCGGTGGAAAGGTCCTCCTGCTTGCGGGCACATATACCCTTGCGGGCGGAATCGAGATGCCACTAAGCGCCACACTCGCAGGCGAGGGACAGGGCACGATCATCAAGCTGCGCAATGCCCACAACGCAAACATCAGCCTCATCAAGAACAAAGACTTCACCGCCCACAAGACATGCATTCGCAACCTCTGCATCGACGGCAACAAAGACGGTCAGACCTCGGGAACTGTGATAGGCATCGAGTGGGCGGGAGAGAGCCTCACCAACCTGACGGCCTATCACCGCATCCACAATGTCGGCATCACGAACACCAGCCTCGGCATGTCCCTGCGGTTCACCCATAGCTGCTCGATCTTCCAGAATATGCTCAGCGGCTCGGGCGGCATACTCATCACCCGCACCAGCACCAATGTCAGCGTCATAGGCAATACGATCAACTACGTTGCGTTGGGTTCGGGCGATGGTGTGGTTGTCCAGTCAGAAGATGTGACTCAGGTCAAGGTCAACGGGGCCCTGATCGTCGGCAACCAGATGCAGAACTGCTGGCGCGGAGTCCACATCGGCGAGGGCACCCAGATGTGCGTGGTCGAGTCCAATGTGATCTCCTCCTGCCAGATAGGGATCTCGGTTGTGAGCGCCAGCGCCGAGACTCTCCGAATAGCGATGGACCACGTCATCTCCGGCAACTCGATCATAGCGCCGCAAACCACAAGCATCGAACTGACGGGAGTCGGTGTCTACTCCGCCTCGGTCGTCGGCAACCAGCTTGTGGGGAGCATGCAGGGCGGCGGTGGGAGCGGCAGAGGAGCAATCGAGCTCGACGACGCGGACATGACGATGATCCAGTCGAACACGATCCGCAAGAGCGCCGGCGGCGCCGATTACGGCATCCTCATAAAGAGCGGCACGACCAAGACGTGGGTCACCAATAACGACCTGAGGCTCGCGGGCGTAGCCTCCGGCATAAGCGACGCCGGCACCGAGACCGTGACAACCGCCGGCAACCAGGTATAGGAGGAAGCAGCAAATGGACCAGCCAATCGATGTCCCGCCGCCGCCGCCCCTTTAGTCGCTGGCAGGGAGCTTCAGACCCGCCAAAAAAGAACAGCAGAATGTTGCCGAATCCGCCCGAAGGGACTTGATGTTTCCTGGCTTCTGAGGCATTCATTGGATAGCAGAACACTTGTTCGGTGTTCCGCAAATTCAGACTCGGAGGCAGCAGTAAGTGAAGCTCCAGGAACTCAGGTTCGGAATAGAGATAGAGACCGTCAAACGTGAGCGGGGCACGGTCGCAAACGCCATACAGAGTGTGGTAGGCGGCCAGACCACTCACGTCGGCGGATCCTCGTATGACACGTGGGAAGTAAGAGACGAGCAGGGCCGGACGTGGAAGGTGATGGCGGACTCGTCGCTCTCGAACGTCCCTGCCAACCTCAGGGCGGAAGTGGTGAGCCCGGTGCTCTCCTACGAGGACATTGCGACGCTTCAGGACGTGGTAAGAGCGGTCAGACGGTGCGGGGCGACGGTCGACGTCAAGTGCGGCATGCACATTCATGTTGACTCGAGCGCCTTCAGCGGCAAGACACTTGCGAACCTCGCCAAGATCGTCCACAAGCAGGAACCGCTCATCCTGACAGCGCTCGGGGTGAGCGAGGCAAGGCTGCGGCAGTACACGAAGCCGGTGAGCCCCGAGTTCATCGCGAAGCTGGAGCGAAGCCGCCCGAGAACACTCGAGCAGGTCAATCGCCTGTGGTATGGCTTCCGCAACCACAACCCCACCCACTACGACCAGAGCCGCTACCACGGAGTGAACCTCCACAACGTCTGGTATCGCGGGACCGTGGAGTTCCGCTGGTTTGAGGCGACTCTGCACGCCGGCAAGGTCAAAGCGGCTATCCAGTTCGTGCTTGCCATCGCCGCCAAGGCGCTGAACAGCCGGGGTGCCTCCAGCCGCAAGCGTGAGTTCGATCCCACCAGCGCCAAGTATGACTTCCGCGTCTTCCTGCTCCACCTTGGGCTGATCGGCGACGAGTTCAAGTCCGCGCGCAAGCATCTCCTGAATGCGATGCCCGGAGACGCCGCATGGAAGAACGGCAGGCCGAAGCCGAAGTCGCCAAAGCCTGCGGCTGAGACAGCGGAGGTGTGTTGTGGAGCGGATTAGGGTCAACGTGCCGACGGATGTGCTGGAGGGTCTGGAAGCGGTCAGGCTCTCCGGCAAGACCAACATGCTCGACGCGCCCAGAGTGATTGAGCTTAAACACGAAATGGAGCATTACGCAACGGCGCTCTGGGTGCACGAGAACCGGAAGAAGCATGCGGAGGGCATCTTCAGAGGATTCGAAGCAGCAGAAGGGAGTGACGCGGAATGTGCGGACAGGCAGGAGTAGTATTCGGAACCAAAAGGCGAAGGCAGGAGGAGCTAGACTACCCCACCTGGGTGTTCGCCAGGCTCCTTGAACTCAGTGAAGAGCGCGGCCCCCATGCAACCGGCATCGCCTGGGTCAACCGGCATGGCGACCATCGGCTGTTCAAGCGTCCGGTCCCGGCAAGCGAACTGCTGCGCGACAAGGCTTTCGGCGAGGTGCTGGGTGACATCGACAACGGCGTCACCGTGCTGATGGGCCACACCCGCTTCGCGACGCGGGGCAACGCCGAGATCAACGAGAACAACCATCCCTTGCGGACAGGCAACTGCCTGATGACCCACAACGGGACAGTTCTGAACGATGACTACCTGTTCCATCGCTTCGGCTTCGAGAGGAATGCCGAGGTGGACAGCGAGATCATCGGGCGGATTGCGGACGCTTGCATTGTCGACGGCCGCATAGAAGTGAAGGCGCTGCGCGACCGGCTCGCCCTATGTCGCGGTCAGATGAGCGCGGTCATCGTGGCGAAAAGCGACCCGGGGACAGTGATCATCGTCAAAGGCAACAAGCCGCTCGAATTGATGTACCACCCCGTGTTTCGTGCTGCGGTCTATGCCTCCGACGCGAAATACCTAAGGTCTGTTCAGACGGACGTGCCGGGATGGATTGTGCTCCCGACAAAGCCAATGCATATGCTGGTGTTCCGCGCGGATGACCTGTCGAAGTTCGAGCGCCTGCCCTTTCACTTTGTTGCTCAGAGAACCAGGCCCGCTGTCGCCAAGGGAGGTGTATCCGCATGATCCGACAAGTCTGTTCTGACAAACCGGGGCTGCTTCGTCTATTCGTCTATGGCACGCTCAAGCGGGGCTACTGGAACCACGAGGCATACTGCGGATCTGCGATCTCCGTGGAAGAATCAACAGTCTGGGGCCGACTTCACGAGCTGCCTTCGGGCATTCCGGTCCTGGAAGTCCCCGAGCACGATATCATCATCCACGGCTCAGTGGATGTTCTGGGCGACTTGGCACGCCAGCGCAGCCTTGAGGTGGATCTCTCGGGATATCCCGGATGTGACGGCAGGAACTGGCAGCGGATCGAGGGCGAGCTTATCACCCTGCCGAGCCCTGTGATCACGCTGCCGCCCATAGATCGGCTGGAGGGGTTCAATCCAAGCGGGCGATCTCTCTATCTCCGCGTCCTCGTTCCAGTGAGAACGTCTGACGAAAGCGCTGCAACTGCGTGGTGTTATGTGGCCGGTTCCGCTACGGCGAGGATGCTGACCCCAACGCTTCTCAGCCGCTGGGGTTAGATCACTTCAGTGCAGTAGCCGCTCGCCATTATCCCTCCAGGCTCGTGGAGTCCACGATCTGCTGAAAGGCGTTCAGTAGATCGGGATGGCTGCTCGAGAGAAAACGGACCACCCGACCGTTGTCCAACAGCTTTGAAAGGTAGCCACGGACGATCACGAGGTTGAGGAAGTTGGCTCCGTAGGTGTCCTCGTGCGCCTGCAGGTCGCGCTGCAGGGTTTCCATTTCCCGCTGCATCCTCGCCACGTCGTCCGCACCCAGGGTCAGACAAGTCTTGCTGGGTCCGGTGTCCACCAACTGTTCTTTGGGTGTGGCGGCGACAAGCGCCTGGCAGTAGGGGCTGCTGTAGTTTGCCACGATATTCATCATCTCGGCGAGTTCCACCTGCCGAGATGGCTTTACCTTACGCAGATGCTGCAACGCCACGGCTCCGATGGGAACTCCCTTTAGGAGCGCGACCGCCTCATCGCAGATGCCCCTCAAAAGGTTTCGTTTGGCCCTGATGCTGCTGACATCGACCCGCAGGGCTGCTGCAATCCTCTCTTCGCTTACTCCGCGTTCCAGGGCCCTTATTATCATGAAGTGTTCCTGGATAGGCATGAGCCTGTTAACCTTATGGTTGTAGGTATAGCCCTCATCGTCTGTGGAGATCAGACAGAGCACGCTGGTCTGACCTGATGCCTTCAGTGCTTCAATACGCAGGTGCCCGTCGAGAAGCAGGAACTGGTGGCTTGCGCCGGTCATGGGGTAGACGACCGGCGGCTCGATGATTCCCACCTCATTGATGGACGCGGCAATCGCGGCATACTTGGGGCTGCTCTTGATATGCTCATCGATTACCCTGGTAGGCAGAATGGTCGATATGTCTATCTCCTTGGTGTCCAACTCAAACCCCAGCTTCACGTGTTCATCCATTGGCTTCTCCTCTTCTTATCTCCTGGGCCAGATATTCCGGCACGGTCTCAAGCCCCTCTGCTCTCAAGAGGTTGATGAAGTTCTCGTCGTCCAAGAGCAGCTTCAACGCGTTGACGGTGAAAACAAGTCGTTTCTCGCAGAGCTCAGCCTTTCTAAGCACCGCACGCTGGCGCTCCTGCTCTCGTTTGAACGCACGCACCACGCTGTCGCTCGTTACCGCCCTCGACCCACGAGGCAGTTGCCTTGCCTTGGTCTTGCCGAAAGCCTTGCGAGTATCCGCGAGGTTACGGGCGCGCTGCAGTTCGTGTGCGCTTAGCTTCTTTTGCTCCATTGCCTCAAGCAAAGCTCTCTGCACATCGCCGTTGCTGCTCCTGGCAATGATGATCGCGGCTCCGATTGGCACGGAGCCGGACTCGACGGCCGTCACCAGCCTTTCCTCTCCGTGGTCATAGAGGAAGAGCAACTCGGAGACGTAGTTGGCTGCAACGCCGGTCTTTCGTCCGATCTCAGTTTGGGTGTAGCCCCTGTCTCGAAGCTCCGCCAGTCGGCGCACAGTGTCCATACTGGTAGGCCTCTTGCGCGCGATGTTCTCCACGATGCTCATGAGCATCGAGTCGTCCTGTGAGATGTTCCGAATGATGGCTGGAACCGTCTTCTCACCCAACTGTCTGAACGCTTCCAGTCGTCCCTGTCCGCAGACCAGTTCGTAGCCTCCGTCCGCGCTCGGTCGCACTGTGATGGGTCGTTTCAGGCCGATATCCGAGATGTTAGCCACGATCTGCCCGAAGCGTTTTCTGTTGCGCTCTCTAGGGTTTACAACCTTAATGCTCTCGATTGGGATCATACGGATGCCGGGCGCGGTCGCATCGGCGCTCTCGCCTTGTTGAGAAGGGTCACTCCCGGCGATTGCCGCTTCAGAACCCCGATGGAATGTGTCTGAGTCCATCATTACGCCACCTCCCTGATATGGACCCGCCGCGACATATCTATGAGGTAGTCAAGATCGTCAAAGCGGTAGGAATCGAAGAAGAGTCCATTGGTCTCCGCAAGGCGCAGCTTCTCACCTGATATGTCGGTTGCGGGCAGAACGTAGTAGTCGAGCGGCCTAGAGTTCGCGCCATCCATTCGCACGGCGACCGTTATATCCGGGTTCAGCGGCGTGTCCAGGCGGATGATCCACCTGTAGCCACCACCCGGTCGCTGCAAGCAACGGGCGATGACAACTGAAGCCGTGAACTCATCATTGACTGTGAGCAGATCGGTCTCCGCGTCATGGCTAACGGCCGCACCGACGGCGTGAATACCGCCCATGATCTGTTCTACTATCATTGGGTGGAGCTTCCGAAGTTCTCTGTTGATCTCAAGGTAAGTGTAGTCGTGCTCAGGAATGTAGCCAACCATCCGGTAGGCCCTGATGAGGCTACCGAACCTGCTCTGAAAGGCGGTGCTCGAGGGCCCGTCGTACTCGTCAATGATGAGTGCCGAGAGGCGCCCGCGTTCTTTGTAGACCATCTTGAGCCATTCGATTAGCTCGGTATCGCTGAACCTCCGCGACCGCTCGGCTATGATCTGCTGGGCGCGCAGGAACAGGTCCGTATCTACTATGGGCTCAAAGGCCCCGTCGGCCCGAACAAGCATGTCGGGCGTGTTGCGCACTCGCTTTTTCTTGAGTTTGAAGCTGATACGGTTGTAGACGTTGTTGCCGACATACTTCTCGTTGGTGAGGACCTCGTGGACAGTCTCGCGCCTCCAGGGTCGGCCCCAGTCGGTAAGGAGGCCACGTGAGTTGAGCTCCTCGGCGATTTCCCTCTCCGTCTTCCTCTCCACGACGAACTGCAGGTACATCCAGCGCACGTTGTCCGTCTCCTCCGGTGGGCCCGGTTGGAGTATGACCCTATCCGTCTGAATGCTCTTGTGCTCGCCCATCGCAAGCACACCTTTCACATCCCCGTTCTGATCCACCAGCACCCGGCGCAAGCCATAACCGGCGGTGCCGCCCTGTCGATAACCGAGCTGGATCAGGCGGCACTGACCCTTGAAGACCTTGGCTGACAGCTCCCGGCTGTATTCGCCGGCCATTGCGCGTTTGACGCCTTTGACTATGGTGGAGACGGGGCTGCCGTCGTTGGAGAACTGCTCGGCGCAGTAGTGGACGTCGACACCGGCCCGCCTGCAGATGTATTCGTAGTAGGCGCTCTCATCCGCATCTTGAAACCGGCCCCAGCGACTGACGTCATAGACCAGGATCGCGGTGAAGTCGCGGCTGGGGCTGTTCACGTCATCGATAAGCTGCTTGAGCGAGTTCCTGCCGTTGATCTGCAGGCCGCTCTTGCCGTCATCGGTGTAGATATGGACAACGTCCATGTTGTTCTTCGCGGCGTGTTCGCGGATCACGTCGCACTGGTTTTCGGTCGAGTACTGCTGGTGCTCGGTGGACATGCGGGCATAGATCACAGCGCGTGTCCGTGGTGGCTGGTCAGGGCTCATATCTGGCCCCGAAACGTTCGTCTCCATGGTCTCCTCCTTTCAGTTTCGTGCCGTCTCGGCCTTGACGGCACACGCAGAATATCCCTCTTGTGTGGGAGGCCGATCCTGTGACGCGTGCCGGTGGCGCGTCGGGTATGGCGAGCCACCTGGTGAATCAAGTAGCTATCCGCCGCCGGTGGCTCGATGCAAACACAGATCTCGACGCCAGCCCGGCGGCACAGGTACTCGTGATAGGTGTCGCTCACGTCGAGCGAGCGGCCCCATCGGCTCCAGTCATAGATGAGAATCACAGAGAATTCGCGGCCTGGTGTTGCCACGTCTGAGAGCAGGCGTTTCATCTCGTCTCGCTCCTCGACGCTCGATCCACTCTTTCCGATGTCGGCGTAGACTCCGATCACTTCCAGGTTGTGGCAGGCGGCGTACTTGCGGGTTTCCTCACACTGGGACTCAATTGATTTGAGGGAATCCATTCTTGCTGTTCGGGCGTAGATCACGGCGCGGACGCGTCCAGCGTCGTCACCGTGCCCGCCCAAGGTTGTTCTATCAGCATTCATTGGCGTTCCTTTCAGGGTTTGATGGTCCTGGGGCCGCGTGCGCGTGCAGGCGGCCGTTGGGACTTCATCACAATGAATGCTCGGAAGCGAGAAGGAAATCAAGTCTTGGTTTGTCGGGCCGCAGGGAGCCCTGGGTGGTGGCAGATAGACGGTCGGCATCACAGCCCAAGCGAGTTCGCGCTGTTCTCCTCGAATACCTTTCCCAGCCTCAGATAGCGCGTGAGTGTGGCGCGGCAGCGGTGGCCTGTCTGCTGCATAATGACGTGTTCAGCGACGCCAGATCTGGCGGCTTGGGTACAGTGGCCGCTTCGTAGGCTGTGACCGCTGTATCTGGCTGGGTCCAGACCCGCAGCTTGCGCGGCGCGCTTGACGACTTCTCCAACCGATCTGCGTGATAGGCGTTCTGAAACCATGTGCCCGTGCCGGTCGAGCCCCCTGAAGACAGCGCCGCTAGATATTCCCGAGATCTCCAGCCAGTGCCGAACTGCCACCACTGGGCACGTCTCGGAATTCTTGCCGTAAGGAATGCCAATCAGTCTTCCCACACCCCTCTGGTCTGTTTTACTACGCCTCAAAAGGATCACCAGACCCTCGTCGCGGTAGCTGATATCATCGAGGTCCAGTCCTACGATCTCCGACCGGCGAAATGCCCCCGCAAAGCCAAGCAGGACTAGCGCCTTGTTTCGCGCGCCAATGAGCGTATCCGGCAAGCAAGTCACCATTCGTCTGATATCCTCGGCGAGCAGTGCATCGACGGGTTTGGGCGGACTGCCTAACTTGCGGGTCATCCCTCTGAGAAGCTCCTTGATGGCGGGATGACTCGTGGGCGTAGGATAGCCTGACTCTCGATGCGCGGCAGCGATGGCTGCCGAATGGCGGCGAATGGTGGTCACCCGAAATCCGCCCATGGCCAGTGACGTTAAATAGCAGGCAACTATCTGCGGAGTGGAGGGCATGCAGATCAGGTTGTAGTTATCGCACCAACGACTGAAGGCATTCCAGTCTCTGGAATAGACTTCACGGGTGCTCTCGGCGACGGTGGTTGTGAGGTAGTCCTGGGCATTCGAGAGTATTCCGAGAAGTTCGGGCGAGGCATTTGCCGTCACTTCCTGGAAGACAGTATTTCCTGAAGGTAGTATATCATGCTCGACTGCCATACGCAAACTTTCCATCCATTGGCTCCTGGTACATCAGTGTCAGTCGCTCTAGTATGTTAAACAAATATCATACTTAGGGAGCGTCCGTGACCATGAAGCATAATCTTACACCAGAGCCAAGTCAAGCGCCATGCGAGCAGAGCCCAGAAATACCGATTCTAGCTTCCGCGAATACTGTCTTATCGCATCCGATTTGGCGAGTTTCGAGATCGGAACTGAGGTACCCGTGAGGGAAAGCCCATTTCCGAACTGCGAACAGAGGTTGACTTTATATTGCGATGTGGGCTATATTACCTGATGGATAACAGAATGCTTGATGGGTAGGTTTGCAGTCGAAACCCCGAGCTTCCGCGTCTCCCCGCATTTCCGATGCGCGGGTGCTCGCGCACATGGAGCTGTATTGGCAGGACGCTTATGAACACTTCGTGATTTATTAGTTTCGTCTTGGCGACCGTGCGGCCTCGCTCGGTTCGCTGTCAGGGCGATACCGAGAGGAGAGGGATTGATGTCCGCATTGAGATGTCTTGGGCTTGTTATCGTCTTACTTGCTTCCGGGTTCGTTTCCGTCCACGCAACCGTACCCCCGATTATTTCCTACCAAGGGAAGTTGATGCAGCCGTCTGGTGCACCTGTTCCTGATGATGTCTACTCCATTCAGTTCGCCATCTACGACGCCCCTACAGGAGGCACGCCCCTCTGGTCAGAGACGAATCCGAGTGTTCAGGTCAAGAGCGGCCTTTTCGCCACTATGCTCGGGAGCGTGGTGAACCTACCAGCGAACATATTCGACGGTTCGAGTAGGTTCTTCGGCGTGAAGGTAGGCGGCGATCCCGAAATGACGCCACGGCAGCAAGTCGCAAGCGTTGCGTTCGCAGTCAAGGCCGGTTCAGCGGACATTGCAGCTACCGTGCCGGATGGTTCAGTGATCGGGGTGAAGATTGCCGCTTCCACCATATCCGGGGATAAGCTCTCCGCTGCCACAGTGACTGCGGACAAGCTCGCCGTCGGAGTCGCGATTCCGCCAGGCGGAGTCATAATGTGGTCTGGAGCAGCGAATGCGATCCCTCAGGGTTGGGCGTTGTGCGACGGCACGAACGGCACTCCCAATCTCAGGAACAGGTTCATTGTCGGAGCGGGTGACGAATACGCGGTAGATGCCACCGGCGGCGAGAAGTTCCATCAGTTGACCGCAGCAGAGATGCCGAGTCACAGAAACTCGGCAGTCAATTCTGCCGACTGCGGTGCAGATGTACCGGGGCGTCCTGCGCTCCTTGCTACATGTAACGGCACAAAGACCGGATGGGGTAACGAGGTCTTTCTGCCCAACGGCGGTGACCAGCCCCACGAAAACCGTCCGCCATATTACGCGCTCTGCTTCATCATGAAGCTGGCTTATTAGAGGGAAAGAGGAGAAGAAGGAATGCGAAGAGTCTTGGCACTGACAGTCTTGTCGGTATATTGCTCATTCATTCTGTCGGGGAGCATTCTCGCCGACGGTTATTCTGTGCGCAACGCCATCGTTGCCACCGCTCGCGCTCAAGATGGTAAGCCCTACGTCTATGGCGCGGCAGGACCAAACAGCTTTGACTGCTCGGGGCTCGTCATGTACTGCTTCAGCCAGAATGGCGTGAGCATTGGGGTTCACAGCTCATCGGCTCAGTGGGGGATGTGCGATGCGCTCGGAAGCAAGAATGATCTGCTGCCGGGCGATCTAGTCTTCTACGGCGACCTTAGCCACGTCGGTATATGGACTGGAAGTGGAGTCTTCGCCGCTGATAGTCCGTACTTCGGCATACACGAGCACAATTGGGGATGGGACACAGGCTACACGAAGTTCGGCCGTATCAGAGCATCTTACTGGCCCAACGGAGACAATAGCTATAATCCGATTGTTGCTCCCGGTGACCCGAACCTGGGTGGTCCTGGGAATGGTGCTTGGTATCCTCTTGGCACAGACATTACATTCTACGCCTATAACAACGGTGGGACTTCACCCGAGACTCGCATCTGGGTAGATGGAGGACCCGACTGGGGCTGGGGCAACTACGAAGGCCAGCACTGGGGTGCTCCCGGCAGTGGCACATACACTTGGCACGGCCAGAAGCACAATGCCGCAGGCTACAGCAACGTCGTTACGTGGTCGTTCCACATCAACTACCCGCCCAACAGCCCATCTCTGTCTTCTCCGGCTGACGGCGCTATACTGGCAAGCAGGAGCATCCCGCTTTCCTGGAACGGCGCAGACGACCCCGACGGTGGACCTGGCGCGGTCAGATACTGCGTCAACAGAAACAACTGGGGAGGCGAGACCGGCTGGATTGGCACGGGCACATCGACAAGCCTGACAGCCCCGAGCGATGGCACATTCACCTGGCAGGTCAAGGCCGCGGACGACTGGAACGAGTCCGGCTTCAGCGGAACTAGAAGCTTCACCGTCGACACCGTGGCTCCGTCGGTATCCACTGCAATCGTTCCTGCCAGCCCGAATGGCAACGCTGGCTGGTATGTCACCAAGCCCAGCTTCAGCGTTTCGGCATCGGATGTGACTACTCACGTTGCTCACACCTGGTATGTGCTGGACGGCGCAAGCCCCGTCGGCTATTCAACGCCGGTGCTGCTCAATGACGGTATCCACACCTACAGTGGACGCGCCGATGATGATGCCGCCAATGTTGGAGTATCGGCAACCAGCACGGCAAAGGTTGACACTCTTGCTCCTGTCGTGACGGTCGTTGTCAGCCCGTCTTCTTCCAATGGTGAGAATGGCTGGTATACGGTGCAGCCGACCATTGCTGTTTCGGCGGTCGACCCCAACGGCTCCGATGGGTCTGGTGTCAGCAGCCGATTCTACTCCATCGACGGCTCCGAGCAGCCCTACACATCTGAGGTGACAATACCTCTGGGCGCGCATGCCGTAACTGGCAGAGCAGCTGATGTGGCCGGAAACTCCGCCACTGTTCCTGTTGAGATTGATGTGGATACGACTGCTCCGGTGTTCGTCTCTGTGGATACAACGGAGACATCGGGCAGCCTGGACACTCTCACGGCTTCCTGGGAGTTTGCGGATCCCGAGTCGGACATAGCCGAGTATGAGTATTCCATCTACCGTGAGGCCGGAGAGACCGACGAGTTTGTAGCCGGTCCGTTCGTCACCGACCAGCCGCACGCATACCAGACGAATCTCAGCCTGACAAGAGGCGAGACCTACTACTTCATCGTCAGGGCCAAGAACTATGCCGGGACCTACAGCGTGTATGTTCCGTCAGATGGCATACTGGCGACTGAGGAGACCAGAGATGTTGCGCCGGAAATGAACTCCGGCGGCGTGAGTGCTGAACCCAGGACCTCCGAGAACTACCTGGTTCTGGACAGCTTCGGCCAGTTCGTGGTCGATACATCCACAAGCGCGAGCTTTACTCTCGAGAGTGGCTACTGGCATTCGGAGTTGACCACAACTCCTGTCGAGACAATCGCCATCGCGAAGGCCACCGAGAACAACAAACTCGTTCAGCTTGGCTCTGCGGCAAAGCCCGTGGTTGTCACAGTTGCTCCGGGAGTCTTTGCCGACAGGTTCTATGTCGAGCAGCCTGACCGCTCAAGCGGTATTGCTGTCTCCTTCGGCGCGGGCCTTACAAGCTCGCTTATACCTGGAGACAGAGTCTGGATACTTGGAACTCTGAATGAGTCCGGCGGAGAGCGCATCATTGAATATGCTGCTGCGGGCTTTGTCCTGCATTCAGATCCGCTGGGCGCTTTGTTTGTCACCAATGGCTGGCTCGGAGGCTCGGACCTTAACAGCCTGACAAAGGGAGTCGAGGGCGCTGCTGGTTTGAACAACATAGGTCTGCTGGTCAAGACCTGCGGGCAAGTTAAGCAGGTCGACCCGAGCGGTGCTTACTTCTACATCAGCGATGGCTCAAGTATCACGGATGGAACGCTCACCAACGGTGAAGCCAATGTCGGTGTCAGAGTAGCCGCAGACGGCAGAAGCTACACCGGCCAGTTTGTTACCGTGACAGGCATAAGCTCGTGCTTCGTCGATGAGGGCGGCAAGAGCCAGAGACTGATACGGCCGGTGACGATAACGCCGCTGCAGTAAGAAATGCCGGGGCGGTCTTGCCAACACGACGAGGCCGCCCATACCATACCAGGAGGAGAAGATGAAGACATACATTCTGATAATATCGCTGATACTCAGCGTGCTTTCGACCGCTGTGATGGCAGATGTGCCCCCGGTTATTTCCTATCAGGGGAAGCTAATGCAGCCAAACGGAAATCCGATCCCCGACGGGACTTACAGCATTCACTTCGCCATCTACGATGCGCCTACCGGTGGCGATGCGCTCTGGGGTGAAACCAACTCCAGCGTGCAGGTGAAGGGTGGCCTGTTCGCCGTCCTTCTTGGCAGTGTCAACAACCTCGGAGCGAACATCCTTGACAGCCAGAACAGGTATCTTGGCATCAAGGTCGGAAGTGACGCGGAGCTTGCTCCGAGGCAAAGGATAGCAAGTGTCGCTACCGCGCTCAGGGCCGGGGAAGCCGACGTAGCGAAGACTGTCTTGGACGGAGCGATCACGACGAGCAAGCTGGCAGATGCGGCAGTGACAACCGACAAGCTCGCCAGCAATAGCGTTACGTCCGGCAGCATTACGGATCAGGCGGTTGGGACTTCCAAGATTGCTGATCTTGCAGTGACAGAAGACAAGATTTCCGATGGCTCGGTCACTCCTGAGAAAGTAACCAAGCGCATTACGCGCCAGTTCAGTGCGAACGGAACGACTCTAACTCAAGCCAATACGTGGTATGATGTCATCTCCACTACAATAGTCGTCTCGAAGCCCACCACAGTTACGATATTCGCTTCTGCCGCCATGCAGAACAACGCAACTGCCAATGTTGTCTGCATGTTCCGTCTTGATGTCGACGGAAGCACAGAAGCTCGTTGCGACACTACGCTTCCGGTTCCCGGTATTGGAGAGCAAAGAATGGTGGCAACAGCACTGATCCTTCAGCCCGGTAGCCATGTTGTCAAGATCAAAGCGTCCTCGTGGACTGCTGGAACAGCCATCTGCGGTGGTGACCCGAGAACTCAGTTGGTAGTAGTCGAAGGGTGATGAGGAGGATAGTGCAGATGAGACTGCTTTTCGGAGTGCTGATATTGGTTTGGCTAGTATCGTCGATGGCGTGTGCCGCCGTTCCGCCCGTGATATCCTACCAAGGCAAGCTGATGCAGCCCAATGGAACACCGATTCCCGACGGGACCTACATTGTTCACTTCGCCATCTATGATGCACCGACTGGCGGTGACGCGCTCTGGGGTGAGACGAACTCAAGCGTGCTGGTCAAGGGTGGCCTGTTCGCAGTCCTGCTTGGTAGCGTCAACAACCTCGGAGCCAACATCCTTGATAGCCAGAACAGGTACCTTGGCATCAAGGTCGGCGGTGATGCTGAACTGAGCCCCAGGCAACGTATTGCCAGTGTCGCTACGGCACTGAGAGCGGGGGAAGCAGATGTGGCAAAGACGGTCTTGGACGGCGGGGTAACGACCAGCAAGATCGCCGATAACGCCGTGACCACACCCAAGATCACAGATGGTGCAATACTCAGTGCCAAGATAGCAGATGGAGCTGTCATATCAGCAAAGATACCTGACAACTCCATCACCGGAACCAAAATCGCCAACGGTGCTGTTTCAACTTCGGCGATTGCCGACGGGGCAGTATCTGCAGCCAAGGCGCCGTTTGCTCTGGCAGGACCAGGCGACGGGTACTTCATTCAGGGCGGCCAAGGCGGCACCGGTTCCGGGAACGTAGGGCATACAACATTCCCAAAACCATTCTCTCAGATCGTGTCAGTAGTTGTGACCCCTTACTATAATTGGGCAGCAGACACTATGGTGACGGTTGCGGCGGTCTCAAACACCGGATTCGACGCGTACTTCTATATGTCGAACGGTGTGGCGCGGGACTCCCAGGCGTTCTACTGGATGGCCATTGGGAAATAGAGCGGGCTTAGTTCATCGCCGTTAAGCCGAATATGGTCCTCTTCTTGCCTGATCTGGACGAGAAGCAACGCCGTTCGCCGCTAACGTCGCAATCGTGGACGAGTTCGCGTTCTCAACTCTTGCCCTACCAATTCTCTGCATATAGGCGAGCTTGGATCATCAGGATCCGGCTCGCCGTCGTCGTTTATGGGGCAAGATGGGTCGGCCAGGACGCCGGAGATGGTGCGGCTGTCCGGGTCAGCCACAACTTCAAGGACATACTTCCTCACAATCGCCTTCCGCTCTTCAAGGCCGCCTGACGCAAGCGCCGTCTCGATCTCCCCGCGGCATCCTTCCACAGCCGCCACAGTCAAAGGAGCTGGCTTCTGTGCGTTCTCAAGCTTCCGAGCCCGCCCTATCAGAGCGGACGTCTCGGCGATCTTTGCCGCGAGCTCCGGGGCGTCCCCGCCGGCCTGCGCGACCGCCAGGAGGTTGGCAAGCCGATTCTCCAGATCGGCCAGCGCTTTCCGCCTCTGACCTGCCGTCTTCTCAAACGCCGCCTACCTTGCGTCCCGATGTGCGTTTACCACCGCAACCCAGTCTGCGACATCGCCTTTCCTCACGTGGTCCAGAAGCTTCTGGAAGACCAGTTCTTCGAGTTCGTCTTTGCGCACGTACCACCCCGGGCCGCACCCTGCGCCCCGGCGGTAGATGTGGCTGCCGCAGAGGTAGTAGTCGCTATCGGTCTTTTTGCCGGCATACTTTGACCCACACCTGGCACACCGCTGCGCGCCGCTGGAGAGCAGCCACCTCGACTTCGGTTTCTCGCTCGGTCTCATCCCCAGCGGTTTCCTCGCCATTGCGTTTACGGCATCGCACTCTTCCTCGCTGATGATGGCTGGATGGGCTTTTTCGACCACTTACGGGGTGAGATTTCCACCATAGGGATAAATTCGAGGGCGCGAGATTGGTGTCAATCCCCTCACTTACGGGGTGAGATTTCCACCAACTGGGACGAGGGCGATTTGGCAGGCGCCGTCAACGTGTCAATCCCCTCACTTACGGGGTGAGATTTCCACCATTGAGCGTGAATTTCGTGCGGGGAATCACTAAGCCTGCTCCCATGGCGGAAAAACATCTGAATTTAGCACATGCTTGCCGCCCTGTCAAGGCCCATGCACGCCGAGGCCGTTGCGATAGACGGCATCGTGGTGCGATTTGTGGCAGTCGGAGGTATAGAGGTA